GGGCTTCCAAACGAATCACGACAGGCTTCTAAGTGCATGAAATACGATAGGCTCGCCACACCGGTGCGCGTGAGTATGTGGCGCACAGATGTAATTAGGTGCGCGCCACTGTAGTAGCGCGACGGATTTGCTGGAATGGAGGATGTAGACGGCCCGATTGAATCTTCCAACGGACGGGATGACGGGTAATTGATGATCACGACGCTTCCCGCACGGATGTCCGCCTGTCCTGGTAGTTCAATAGTGGTGCGTGCATGTCGTAACATTTTCACTTGACGATTTCGCTTTTCGATGGCACGGTATAGACGGTCTTGGTCGATGCGGTCTTGTGTGCTCTGGACGTATTTGGAATCTTTTGACCAATCCGAGGACGGGAGCACGAACAACTTCGCATTGACATTGACGACTCGGTCGAAATTCTTCGGATAGACGGGAAATTTGCTTAGGTGCGGAGATTCCTCAAACGTATCCGTGTAATTGGTATCCGTAAAGGCATACTTTCGCGCCAAAAAATCCAAATGCAACACGCGCGAGCGTAAGACACCGCCAGCAATATCTTCCAGCACATTGAAAGACCGCTCCTGCGCCAAACGGATGATACTGTTGAAGGCCACCGATTCATTGATCGTTTTGGCGTAACTGACGCCTCCCTCATTGACATTGAATATGGGTAGGACCGACACATCAGGCGGAGACAGCAGATTTCGGAGACTGTTGAAGTGGAAACCCTCAAGCGTTTCATAGAACAAAAAGATGCTATCCTCTGCGGGATTCAAGGCGAGCAGGGTGAAGTAGTTGACCGCCGATAGTGGGGTATAATTTGGAATGATCGCATCGATCTTGAACGTCGTTTTTTCAATATCTGTCATGCGGTCGTTCGACACACCCATTTCTTCACTCAAAATACGTTGGATGCCCTCCGAGCACGTCACGCCATTATATGATTTTTGCACCCGTCCCGAGACACTGGTGACAAATTCTGATGTGGCGATATCCACCGTGAACATGCGCTCCTCGTTCTTGGTAAATTCTTGGTCGCGAAGACCCACGACACGGAAGATGCGCCGAAATTCTTTGGGCGTCTCGTCACCCTGATCTACGGAGAACGCGATCAAGATATACTCCACGCCCACGAATGGGAGATATTCAGGAAGTCCCACGGTATCGCTGAGGGTCAACGATCCCGACACCGTATCATCAAAGACGCTCTCGTAGAGGTTGATATTCACGATGTAGTTGCTGATATCCAGCCCCTTTATGGGCACGGTGCCCTGTGGCGAACGCTGCTCCATCCCAGGTGAATAGGCAACGCACGCGAGGAGACGAACTTGGCGCGGACCGGCGGAAATAGCCATTAGGTAAACAGTGTCGTCAATTCTTGTTGCAAAGCCGCGACAAATTGAGATGGGACGACTTTGATTCGGCGCTTGGCATCATTCAGAAGAAGTTCTTCATCATATTGCGACGTGATGTTTCCGCGATTTTCATCAATCAAGGCCGCGTAGCTTAGGGCATCCACCACGACCCCATCCGTGCGGTGGTACACGTATAGGAGTTGTGCGGCCGCGGCGGACCCATATTTGCTCGTAATGTAGTCGTCAAAGTCTGCGGAATCCAACGGCCAATCGGCAAGCGACATGATATTGTTCAGCAGGAGAAGAATCCACGTATATTTCGGACTCCCATATAGCCGTTCAGACACGTTGTCGGGACGTTCCTCACCATTCACCTCATACTCGTAGATCACGGCAATGTTTTGCCGAAGCTTTTCGACAATTTTGGCGTGGGAGGTAATCTCCGTGAGCACCGCATCAAATTGGGTGTTTCCCGATGTGAGCGTGTATTTCGATTCTGGAAAAAAGCGAAAGTAGTTCATAGGTTACTTTTGGAGACGAGGATCTCTGAAGTTCTGGACTCCGCCACGAACAATTTCTGACGAGTCCCGACCCAACAGGCGAATTTCTTGAAATTCTAGAGACAAACGAGTGGACGCAGGATAGTATCCCCCGTCTTTTTCGATGAACGCCACCTTCGATTCTGACGAATTATCGATGGAGATGCTGCGAAGCACGGAGCGACCAATCGAATTAACGTGGTGGTCCGTGAGTTCATTAAACTCGGAAAACATACGGATTTCAAATTCGTAGGGATAGCCAATGAGAAAGGTGGATGTATAGCTCCCATCGGGGGCCCCACCGTAGGATGGGAGCATATAGAAGCTGAAGAAAGACACGATGCTGTCAATGACGATGGCTTCCGCTTCGGAGCGGGGCACTAACAAAAAATCTAAACTGTGATGCCGATATTCCACGTTCCGAAAAAGGGTATCCGTGCGAGGGTTGATTGTTTTACCAAACGTGAGTTCAAGGGCGTCTTTCCCACCGGTGATCAGTGCTTCGGCTCCTGCTTGTACGGCGCCTGCCAGTTTTGTTTTCCCCACTTCGACGAGGGTGCCGGCCACCGCCTTGACGGGTTCGATGAGACCGGTCAGGAACTCGCTAATATTCCATGAAGATCCTGCGGCAGCTTTTGTGAGATGGTCGATGGGCTGGTCCTTGCCCGCTTTGATCGCCGCGAGTCCCCCTTCTAAAACGACGCCGGCCGCACCAAGTTGGGCCGCACTGTCAAAGGTCACTGCGGTCGACGTTTTGAGCGCCGATTCGGGAAGATACAACGCGACAGAGGCGAGGGTATCGTCTTTGTTCGATCCCCCTTCACCAAGGATCTGGTCTCGCAGAATGTGTCGGCCCGAGCGAGCTTCAAAGAGAATCCACTTTTCATACGGCCGTTGGCCGACGTTAGCAGGATAGCGATGATGCTCGTTGCCCTGACCGAAAAACTGTTCAGTCGTGCCCTCACGCAGATTGGTGGATTCTGTGGTGTTGAGAAATGCCCCACCCTTGAGTTTTCCCTCTGAGATAAAGCTTCTGTCTATAGGCATGCGACCTCTAAATATCTGTATGAGACGAAACAACACATTACAAGGAACTTACACGCCCAAGCACCCCGAAAAGTATCGTGGAGACAACAGCAACATTATTTATCGGAGTAGTTGGGAGAGACGTTTCATGGTATATTGCGATGACACTTCTGCCGTCCTCCATTGGGCCAGCGAAGAATTCCATATACCTTATGTGTCGCCGGTAGACGGTCGCGCCCATCGGTATTTTCCCGATTTCTATTTGGAAGTGTCTGGTAAAACAGGACTTCAGACGATGGTCATCGAAATCAAGCCCGACCACCAGACAACTATGCCAAAGAAACGCAAGGAGACGCGCCGCTATATCACTGAAGTCGCGACGGTGGCCGTCAATCACGCCAAATGGCAAGCTGCGGAAGCCTTCTGTAAAGACCGTGGTTGGAAGTTTATGGTATTGACAGAGAAACACTTGGGGATCAAATATTAAAATGCCAATCACCAATGTGTATGACACGCTTCGGCAGCGAATTGAAAAATCCAATGGACTGATGCAGCACGAGCGCGATGCCTGGCTGTTTTTCAAAACATACCAGACCGAACTTTCGCGCTGGCAGAGTGCGATCAGAAGCAAAGCTGATTGGAGTACCCTAAGCAAAGGCACCTACTCGAAGCGGCTTGTGGGCGCCGGCGCTGCTCAGCCAGGCCAATTCTATTTCTTTCTCTACGACCCCAAACTTCGTCGAGAGCTACCCTATTATGATGCGTTTCCTTTGGTATTAGTGCTGGATACGGGGCCTGGCTGGTTCTTTGGGATGAACTTGCATTATCTCAACTACGAGTCTCGCGCACGGCTCTTTGATGCGCTGTATCCGTCCACAACCAGCAAAACGGATTCACTCAAATCGCGGATGCGCATCACGTATGACATTCTGCAATCCTCTACCAATCCCATGATCTCTAGTTTCTTCCGTCCCTGTCTAAAACGGTATCTAACCAGCCACCTCCAGACGCCGTTGTTGCAGGTCGGCTCGGATAGCTGGCACCTCGCATTGTTTCTTCCTGTGGACATGTTCAAGAAGAAGACCAATCGCTATGTGTGGAGCGGTGGCGTATAGCGGCTAAATAGTCAGTATGCCAGACCTGAATACGTTCATCCATCATTTCCGACATGGGTTCCAACCAGAGAACCGCTTTGTGTGTCAGATTCAGACGCTCAGCATCTACAACGCGATCAAGGTGCAGCAGGCGGGCACCCAACGCACGGGCATCGTCGGAGCGATTGAGGATATTGTCGGGGCGGTCCTTGGTGAAGGCAGCAACGATTTGTCCTTTGCATCGGATCTCCTTGGACGCGGTCTGTTGTGCGAAGCTACGTCCCTCCCAAGTCGCGCCTTCCAAACGATGACCCAGACGATGTATGGCTTCAGCGAGCAGTTTCCTATTGCCGCAGAATACGTGCCGATCACCTGCACCTTCTCCATGCCGTTGTTCGGTACCAGTTCACCGATTATTACATCCCTTGAAAATCGTGCGCTAGAAGCTGTGTTGCCGAGTGCCGTGAAGGTCACCATCAAGACACCCGCGACCAATCCGTTGCCGGCGTTCTTCTCTGCATGGCAAAATCTCATTCAGAATGCGACGAACGGCCCCGCGTCGGGATTCAATTTGCGGTTCCCCTCGGAATATTACACGACCATGCAAGTGATCACATATGACAAGCAAGACAACGTGTCGCTGGTCTATGCGTTTGAAAACGTCTATCCGCGGCTTGTTGAATCGGTGCCTGTGTCGTGGAGCGCCGATGGCTTCGCGAAGCAGCAAGTGAGTTTTCAATACAGCCATTGGCATCTGCTCCACACGAACCCATCCAAACTCAGTATTGGTCTCAGTGGTGTACCGTTCATTGGAGGCGGCACCATCAACTTCTAAGGTGACTTACTATGTCCATACCCACACTCACGATTCCCGAATACACCGTGAAGCTCTATTCGCTCCCGAAACCCGTGAAGATCCGTCCGTATTTGGTGGGTGAAGAAAAGATTCTCATGCTCGCACAGCAGGGAGAGGACCCCAAAGAAATTCGTAATGCCGTTGAGCAGATTTTGCGCATCTGCACGTTCGAGAAAGTGGACATTTCGAAGCTCCCATCGTTCGACTTGGAATACCTCTATTTGCAGTTGCGAGCGAAGTCGGTCAACAACATCGTGCAAGTGAATTATCGTTGCCGCAATCGCCCTGTGGACGGAGAGGCGGAATGCGGGAATGTCGTGCCCGTCAATATCGACTTGAACACGATTGCGTTCAAGACGGTCCCTGAACACACGAACAAAATCTGGTTGAACGATCAGGTGGGTGTGACGTTGGCATATCCGTCAAAGGAGATCATCGAGCACGTCCAAGCACAAAATGGTGTGTTTGGTATTGACCTCCTGGTGGGATGTCTCCGCACGATTTTCACTAAAGCCGGTGAGGTTCACGAGGTCAGTGAAGCCGACCCCGCAGAAATTGAGAAATTCATTGCGTCATTGAGCGTGTCGCAATTTGCCAAGGTTCAGACCTTCTTTGATACGATGCCAACATTGACACATTCGGTCGCTTTTGAATGTAAGAAATGTGGATTCAAGCAGGACTTGGTGGTGTCGGGACTCATGGATTTTTTCGTCTAGGCCAGAGTCATGATACTCTGGCGAATTACTACGAACTGTGTTTCAATCTCAAGAAGTATCATGGATGGTCAATCAACGAAATTGATCAATTGCTTCCCTTTGAGAAAGATGTGTATGGACTGCTAACGCGCCAGTGGATTGACGAAGAAGAACGAAAGGCGCGCGAACGGAACATGGGTAAACACTAATGCCGAAATTTACAACGGAAGAACTCGCCTCTCTCAAGCGCCAGGGGTTTACTCCAAAGCAAATTGAGGAACTGTCGATCAAGGGCACGATTGTCGGGGGCGAGACTGACGATCAAATCGCCGAAGCCACGGTCGCTGCGGTCGTATCCACGCCCGTGGCCAAGAAAACCAAGAAAATCAAGAAGTCGAAGAAAATGAAGGTGCCGCAAGGGCCCGAATTTCAGGCGCTCCGTCTGATGCTCAATGACCCCGAATTGGGAGAGCTATTCGATCTCGATATGGCGAAACCCGAGAAATCGAAATCGCCTGCATTGGTGCCACATCCCGCCCTCGCGGCGCCACCTCGCATGACGCTGGCGCCCGATGAACCGACCTTCGACAGCCCCGTGGCGGTACCAGTGACACTGTTCAAGGCGCAAGTCACGACCCTCCAGAAAATTCAAACGGGCCTCTATGATTTTTTCCGTGAGGAGCGCGATAGTGAAAAAGATATTCGCGAAGAACGAGAACGAGAACGGAAAGACAAAGAAGCGCGTCCGCCCTTGCGGATCACCACCGCAGTGCAGGGGGCTGGCAACGATATCAAGCGTGCCTTCAAGAACAACCTTGAGCAAGATGCGGTGGGTAAACTTCTGAGCGCAGGTTTGTTGGAAATGCTTGAGCCACTAGGGGACGCGGCTCTGATCGCCGGCGCCGCATTGGGTGGTTGGGAAATTGGTTCCGTGATTGCCCAAGTTATGGGACTCGGTAATTCCTCAGAGGCGCTCGCGAAACTCTTTGATACGAGCCAGCAATCATTGGGCGACACCTTCGATGCTATCAAACATGGCATGATGGAAACAATGAAGAGATGGTCATTTGGGCTCTTGGGAAAAACCGAAGAAGAAATAGCGGCTGAAGAAGCGGGACCCGTGTTCATCGCGGAGCGGAACAGAAAAAATGCTGCGGCACAGGCAGCGAAGGCCCGTGCAACGGCAAACACCTCTCCTCTGCTCAACGACACGAGCGACAATCTCAAGACAGGTGCCGTAACAGAACCCGTTCCGACGAATCTCGATTCTATGAGTTGGCCGAATATGGCGCCATCAGCGGTCGTCGGTGGTGCGGGACACGTTCTTTCCACACCCGCGCTTGCGCCGACGCCAACACCCGCACCGACGCCAACACCCGCACCGACAG